ACCAAGGGGAGAACGGATATTTTTTCTTAAATTAAAACTGTCTTCAACTGTTGATTAAAGTGTTTCTACAGCTCTTCCCCATCGATACCGCGCTCAATCTGATCTTCCTCATAAACTAATGGAATGGAATCCCAATTTTGCTGGCTTTCCCCTGGAACTTCTGAACAGTAAATCACACTCCCTAAGGCTTTCCAAATGCGTTTTTGATACGACCTGTGAATTGGGAGGATAGAATGCGTAGTAAAGAATGTGGTGATATAATCTCTTGTAAGCTGGCTTGCTAAGTATTTACGATTCTCTGTCAATTTCCAAAATGTATCTTCCTGTAGTACGGAAGACAGTCGGAAAGATCCTAATTCCAAGTCTTGTCTAACGCTGTCCTGATAAGATGATGGCATGACTAACCAATTCCTGATTACATACATCAAAGATCTCTCTAGGATAAGCTTAACAATAGTCCTAATTTTCCCAACTGACCCAATATTATAGGGTGTAAACAATAAGGAGGTATAATCCTCCATAGATGAAGTTTGAATTTCAATAATCTCTTTGAGGTGAACTGTCACCAGATTTACCAATGTCTCCTGTAGAGAAGAGAATGTTGGGAGAAGATCTATATCCAACCATTTTCGTGAACTAGGTGTTCCTCCACAACGGAGGATTAATCCGTTATCTCCAGAATAGAAATTAGTGGATACGCCATCTATTACATCATCTATTGCCTTCCCAACCCGCCCGACGTTCTCAAGGTGATGTTGCCAATAATTACTGACGACATCAGGATGAATGGTTGTAAAACCATCCCCATGTATTGCTATTGCTATTGCAGATGCGAGTGCAGCACTAAAGCCTATGGTTTTGAAATCGGCAGCAAGGCGACAGACTAGATATATTTCATGGCTATTTGGGTCAGAGTAGCTGCTACGAATCATGGTGATTTTATCAAAAAAGGACCATAACACACAAGCCAATTGGCTTAATCTAGAAAATGGGAGCCACGAGGTTTTATACACTAGGAAGCCTCCTCTTTTCAATACTGTGGTAGCTATTATCAGGGCATGTATCTGAGACCTTGAAAGGGATTGTTGATTCAGGTTTGCAGTTGACTCTAGGTCAACATGAACTAACGATGCTTGCTCTGCTCCTACCTTATGTATGATAAAAGCAACACAATCCTTGTTACTCAGATCGGTCACTGCACCATTTCCATTCCATAGTGGTATAAAGTCTTCAATTATACCTTCTTTGTTAGTGAGATCTGCCTGCCATAATTTGTATGGTACACTTTGTACAAATTGAGTTGGTAATGGGGCATAGTTTCTCTGGGGAGGATTCTCACCACTGCTAAAGAGACTATTGTAATACACTTTTTGACCTGGGATTAGCATTTCCACTAATGACATGGATGCTCCACTGCCTTCTGCAAGATATAGATGATCACCGGTTGGGACTTTACATAGTTCCAGGTACCTAACATAACTGAGTCCTTTGTACCATGATGTTGAGGAAACCCCTAAGGGCCGTAGTACATGGTGTATTGGTGGTCCAGGAACTATTGTAGACACTGCTGATTGCGAGTCATGATCTACAGGTAATGGGTATTTTTCGAGGTTATCATCATGAGGAAAGAGAGAGATACATAGATCAAATTTGGTTAAAGTCTCACTTGTGTCATATGGAGCTATAAGGGTAGAGTGCAAAATAATATCGGTCTCCATTTGCTGGAATGAATCATAATATGCCCCAATAAGGTATTGCCCCTCCTCAGAATCCCGTATGCTATTAAGGACCTTTCGAGTCAGATAAAAGTTATTGCTTGGGAAAGCGGTAATCCTAGGATTAGTTAAGTTGTAACTACGCTTACTAAGTTCTGCATCATCTAACAACAATAATTGGTACTCTGACATTAAATGTTCTGTTAGTACTAAGCATTTTTCATCTGGGGACAACCCTTTAATCTTTGGCAGCACGAGTTGGTTTCCTTGTATTAAAGCCAGCAATGTTAACTTCCGTGCGATTAGGTTCATGGCCCGATCACTCAACTCCAAAGAATCCTCAGACAGTATAAGTATTTCATAGTCAATTCCATTGTGTAGATCAGCTAGAACTTGTTTGATACCCCACTGAATTGCATCTATACTTAATTTTATGTAATCTAAAGATGCTAAATATGGTGCATGGACAGGTGTTATAACATCAAGGTTCATGGCTCGTCGAAGAAGTTTTGGGTGGCTGATGGTAGCTGCTATATTTGTGAGAGCATTCCCCGGAATACGCCTAAGGGTCATATAAGTGTAATCGAATATATTGCTCCAGGTAGTAATCCTCAAATAGTACATTTGGAATGACAACTCTAGCAGTAGATTCCATGCCATCATCTTAAATACTAAGTCTATCTTAGTGTATGAACACTCACTGATCCAGTTATTTGTGTAATCAGAAGTAACAACCGCATCATTGAGAAGGGACACTGATTCATCCAGTCCTATTATAGAGTTAATCATTTGCTTTGCAGTGAGATGGGCTAATAAATCAATCCTATCCTGAAGGGAGTAATGTTCAATACTCCCTATCCGAGCCTGGTAAGATAAGTAATCGAGGTGTGCTATTTCGTAGTCTGCTAAAGGATTAGGGTCGTACACAAATGGGTTGGTATATGGCACAGTTAATTGAGGCAATAAGGATGGGCTTTCACATATGATGCACCCATCTACAGGTCTTATACAACAGGAAGAACTAGTATGCAGATGGAGAGTCAGCTCTTCACTTGAAGTCCTTATGGGTGGATTGTTGTATGTTTCTATAATACCTAGGCCAGTGATCATGAGTTGCTGATAAATGATGTTAGAGTCAACCACTCTATTGTCTACTTCAAGGTACTGCTGATCATTAGAGATATGGGTATAACTAGAAAAAGCATAAGAACTCGCTGGGGTGAACTTAATTGTAGTCGCTCCATCATCTAACCTGTGGGTGATATTAGCTGAAGTGGGTAACGGTGTCAGAGCTTGCAGTTGTTCTTTTGATATTTGTACTCTTGTGTTTGCTAGATCCAAGGCATCGTCCCAGTTAGCATCAGTGTCTCCATAGGCCCAGATGAATACCCCCGCTCCTCTGAGAGCGGCCTTAAGGCTACTAGTCGCCCCTTTAACATAAGCCATTGAGGCAACACGTCTCTCTTCTGTTTTTGACCCAACATATGGGACGCGAATTGGTGGGTTCTTTTCTGGATCCCCATCTATCTCTATACCTTTTGGTAGAAAGAACCAAGTGAATTTTGTATCTCCTTGCATGCAGTAGTCGCATTCACCCACTCCTATAACTAGTGCACCATTGACTACTTCTATTGGGTCAGGTGTCTCTAATCCTTCCAAAGTCCTTCCGTTCAAGAGAGAAGACCATGACAATTTTCTGAGACTCCTTGCGATATCAACACTGCAATTGTCTGTGGTAATACACTGTAAGTAACCTGGGATGGGGTTGGGGTGATGGATTATGTTGAAGTTGTATGCTAAATAGTTAATATTACACTCGATTACTGAAAGAGTCCTCTTAGATGACAATGGCTTTATCTCAAAAGATTTCCTCATGATGGTCCTAGTCGTGTCAAAGAAGCCCTGGATTTGCTTCTTTCTGCCCACACTTGACTGCTCAATCACAATGTGCGCCACCCGAGGTAGTACTATATCCCTGTCAAGTAGAAATTTAGCAAGATTGTTCTCCTCTTCTCGGGCGTTGTCGGTGAAGACACCCTTCAGCATTGGGTTTTTGCACACCTCCATGAGGGTGTTTTGAGTATGCCGTTTGAGAATAGTGGTTGGTGGGTATAGGTAGTCTATGTTCAGAGAGTATGGATCAGCAGCAAGGGTTGCCCAGGAACCAGTACCTGGTTTACGGGATAATAAGTTTGATAATACCCAACTTTCTAATGCTCCACACTTAATCAGCCTCTTTAGGTCTGCAACAGCAGTTCCTAGTGGATCACCGATATTCCTGTTAAATAGTCGGCTACAGGACAGGTAGTTCAAGCCACCCAACTGAGATGGTAATATAACTAGCCGGGCAACTATACTCGGATGCTTGAGATAATGTTGGCTAATTTGTTCTCCGGGGATACTGTACTGAGGATAATACAGGTCAAAACATAATTGTCTTATTGCTTGGTAAACATTGAGCATGTAGCACACATCCTTCTCCACTCCATTCTCAGTTAATCTCATAATCGTTGTAGCTGCATTTGAACAAGATGCTTGAGTGCACTCCCCTAAGACATCCGCGGTTAGACACAGTTTGCTAGCATTCTTGAGAGCCTGAGTTAGGATCCTACCCTGATAAAAAACCCTTTTACTGTAGATGAAGAATTGAGAACTGATAATTGTTTCCTGTGCTTTAAGCTGATGACCTAGTCCAAAATTGTTATGTTTTAGCCGATCAAAAAACAGTTTGCTTGCATTATAGGCTAGGTTCCTCTTTTCAGTGAGAGGAACTGACCTTGGAACCTTTGTTGTTACAGCTATTGCTTGGTTATCTCCCTGAACCATACTCATTACTCGAGTTTTAGATTCTGCAGAAGAGAGAATAATTACTGAGATGGATATCATCGTCCACATTTTTTGGCATAAGCCCTCTATACCTCCTTTTGGTGACACGATGAATATGTCACCATTCAACACCTGATCCAGATCAAACACACTAGTGTCAGCTGGTGGATTAAATGGGTCCCCTACATAGAGGGTAGACCTCAATAGCCTTAGGTGGATCCATTCAAACAAATGTGGTACACCATACATTCTATTAAGTGTTTTGGCAAAAGGGATTATAGTTTGATACCTCCACTGCGGACAGTATTTAGTAAGATCTGTTGTGATGAAGCAGGCACTCAATTCTAATGAGTCATCAGGAAGCTCCCTGTTCTGGGATGAATCTATACTGCTTAGTTGTGTTTGAGGATGAGCTCTAGTCCTTTGTCCTTTAGAAAATAAGGCACCTAGAGCAATATTATCTCGTGTATACCGTTGTGCTTTCTCAGATATTAATCCGATTTGACTCATTGTTAGTAATGATTTGGTTAGGGATATCTGATTCATGACCACACCATTTTCTTTCATGAGTTTCCCAGCATGATTTGCTAACAGTGCTTCAGCTATAACTTGACAGGACCTCATGCGGTTAGTTAACTTAGCAAAGATTCTTCCATCTGGTTTAATCTCTTTCTCCTTTAGTGAGTATGATGCACAAAAGTGTGGATCCCTTAAGTATTCACCACTTGTAACATACTCTAACTCCTTGGCGGGGTCAAATGACGGGTCCTCTATAAAATTTAAGAGTAGCCGTCGATTGAAGGGGTTAGGCATTGGGATGTGATGACGCTGATGTCTCTGCTTGATTAAACTTTTCCGGAAAACACTCATCCAATCCTCTTTTGGTGCACTTATAGCCTTATCCTTCATGAATATGCTTAGCTCCTCTCCTGGGTCAAAATCGAAACATTTTTTGAATTCTATGAGGGATAATTCTTTCCAATGACGTAGGGTGTATTCATAAGAGATTTCAGAGTTATCATGGTGGAGCTCAATCAAACTTTTACTGGCATTCCCTGGGAGACTGAGTGGTGGCCAAATCCCATTTTTCTTTCTTCTGTACCCGTTGATAAGAATTGTATGGAAGAAAGCTAGGGTTTTCATAATTATTTGGAAGTCAAGTACTTTACCGGCACACATTGTGTCTCTGACTTTTTTTGCAGCTTGTGCAGCAGTGAGGTTGGGATGTCCCCATAATCTCATCAAACATAGTAATTCTGCAGTGAGGTCGGGGGAAAGGCCACTGAAGCATTCTAATAGTTGTTCAGTGACGGTGTATGCTTCTTCTGGGCTTAATATGTTACCTTGCTGCAATCCATCTACTATCTCTTGGGCAACGAAGGAGTAAAATGTTCCTGCAAGGTCAATGACGGGATCATGCAGCTGCAAACAACCATAGACCAATGATTCTAAAGATGCTATTATTTTATACACATTATCTCCTAATAGGTGAGCCAAGTGATCAACAATATCAAATAGTCTCTCAATTCGGGATAGTAAAGGGCTGAGGTAGTTACTAACAGTGCAAAGAGCTGTGACATTCATACGACCCTCAAATAGGTCAGAGATCATCAAAACCATTTCGAAAGTGAAGTACATTAGTACTGAGTGATCTTTATCGAAGCATGTTACAAGTTCGGGAGTGATTATTATGATACCTGACCTAGTGTCTACTACATACACTAATTCACTGCACGTGCGCTTGCTTTGATTTGCTATCATCTGCCTCATCTGGTATTTAATAGTCAGCCATAATGACACTAAGGGTTGCCATTTGTTGTCCGCCCAGACTGCAGCAATCTTATTTAGTGTTATAGTATTATCTGCTGATTGCCCTGGGCGACTTTGAGATCTAGAAAACAAATTGGTCCTCCCAATCAATTTGGTTGATATATCCTGCATACATTTAGATAGGGGTGAGGATAAAATATTAGAAGCAGCAGAGACAAGCTTATTCCATTCATCAATAGTGTTTAAGCGATTGTATGGTTTGAAAGTGCAAAGGTAAGGGAGAGAATTGGGCCATAATAGGACTGCAATCTCTGATCTCCATCGTGTAGCCCGTAATTGGGCTATTCGTCGTGTTAGCTCACTGCGCACAGCAAATAACCTTTCAGATAGGTTGGATTCCTCATGTGCAATTTGGTCCCAATTCTGGTTGTGTAGTGGTGTAATCTCATCTTCGGAAAGATTATGAGGTAGCTTTCCAAGAAGGAGGAAATAGACAAGCTTGTGTTTAACAATTGGTGAGTTAAGATGGACTTCGGGCAACAGAATGTCAGCAGAGGCCGCCATTCTGGCCTATTGTAATTTTTCTTTAAATAAATCATTCTTTGTAGTAATTGCTTAAGTGTACCATCAAATGGGAGAAATGGATTTGATTGGGCTTAAATCTTGATAATCATAGTGGGTGCTGTCAACTATGGTTATGTAATAGGTTTGAACATATTATGAGTATGGTTCCTAAGTAATGATCACCTCACGCAAAAATGGAACAATCTGGAACTCTCCCATTAACGAGGATCCCATTTCAATTATGAATAAACAGTAGATTTTCTTACTGCCGGTATTTTGAAAGCACGTGGTACTAGTGTATGCAGCTTTCTGATTGGAGTTAGGGAAGCCTGTAGTGTTTTTATATTGTGTAGCAGAAGCCATATAAAATGTCGGATTAACACGGGCAACGTCAGCCCACAGAAAAGCCCCACCAAATAAGTAGTTTGGATTGACTCCTGAGCTCCCTGCAGGGAATGGATTGTTCATAGGCCAGACATCAGCATAGACTCCGGTAATACAGTTGGCAGGACAAAAATTACCTGCACTGCATGGTTGGGCTCCAGGCCTTGGTACTAAGTAGGTTGGCACCCATTGTGCTTCAATTAACGGTGGAAGCCCTTGAGAAAAATCAGTGTTAATCTTGTAGAGTAACGATGCGGTCCACCAGGATGAGCTTCTTTGATAGTAGTAGAGGTCACCCCCAATGGTGTATAGCCGGCCTTCAGCTCCCATCATGGTCTCGGAATTATTGAACAGCACAACTCGACACTGGTCGGTTAGTTGATCGCTTAGTGGGCAAACAAGGACTGCGCTTTGGATTAGGCGTCCTGAGAACCAATTGACAACATATGACCCCTTAGCAGTATTTATTTGTTGCTCTGCTGATCCGGAACACTGCACTGCTGGATTTTGGGGGAGAAAGTACGACCCAAATTGACTGTTCCATGCTGCACTGTTCTGTATTAGCCCACCATACACAGGGAATGCAAGATAGCCCAAATGATATACTCCACTTCCAACAGCTGGGTTAAGTGTGGCCCAATTCCCGGTGACATTTGGTATAGTCAATGTCCTTTCTACTAGGGTTTCATTATAGTAATAAAATGTTAATCTCAACTCTGAAGGAGTAGTTGCAGCATAGTCTTCCTGTTCTGTTTTAGTAGCAACATAGCAATAAAGAGCACACCCGCCTGGAATGGCTACAATTGAGCAGCTCTTACGGTTAATACCGTCGCTTAGGTAGAGCGTTCTCATGGTACGGAAGAATGGGAAGTCTGCAGACGACTGCTCAACAATACCCATCGCAAGGTATTGATTAGATGCCTTTGAGTCTGCACATCCTGCTAGAATGACATTGTGTGAATAGCACCAATGCGTCTTTGTCAACGAAAAGGATGGGATCCTAGTGCAGCCTCCAGGTGCAGTGGCAGATGGAATGAAGCTTGGTATATTTAATAGTGGACCAAGACCTACAGTTCCTGCAAATGAATTAGAGAGCAAGTATTGATTGATGCCATTAATGTAAAGTGCATCATTTAGTAAATTTCCGCCAGAAGAGCAGTTTTGAGAGGCAGGGTTACTGAATTGCAAATCTTTAATTGCTGCGAGGAGGACTGATTCAGTACTGTCAATCTTGAGCGGTAAAGCAATTGCTGCATTATACAATATTTGATTCAGCAGGGCAATCATTGATTTGATATTTCCTGTAATGGCATTTAGAGTGTCAGTAGGGTCAAACACCTGGTTGTTTGACTCAGAACCATTACTTGTATGAGTGACTTCATAAAGAATAGCCGCACTTAAGGCTAATATCGTGAGAGTAATAAGAATGATTAGTGTCCTGAATACTGCCCTAAATGTCCGCTTGTTGGTGTTACCCTCTGCTCCGGACATGGTGGCGGCACCAGTGTAGTGTATATGACTTCTTGTAGTGGGTTACCAACTGTGAGGTAATTGATTGGATAGGGAAAGGAAATTGGATGTAGTGTCTAAAGCGAGGGTTTTGTTGAACCCAGTGCCACGAGACGTTACGGCACCATAAGGGTTCGTGCCTATCATTTTTTCTTAAATTAAATATATAGGAATGATTAGTTCAAGAAACATGTATATTAATGGGTAGTTAACAGCTTACTTATACTGTAATTAGAATCAATGGCTTTGTGGAATAGGATGTAATGATTCATAGGAGTGGTTATATGGTGGGGGGTTCAATTCAGCATAGTGATGATTTGATATAATGCTTTGATCAGTTAAATGCCTAAGTACCTCTAACCTACGGCTCATCTGGACTGCAATCATAATCCCTGTGCAACCAGCAATTAGCGCGAGAACAGCAATGAGCATTGCAACTGATCCGACAGTGATTGTAGCTTCTTGGGATACTGCTTGTGCTGCAAGTGAGGAACTCTGCGCAATTTTCTCTTCTGCAGACGCCAACGACTTGTTGACTTGGGCCAACTGGGCTGAAAGATCTAATGGAGAGAGGTCTTTGATGGCCGCTGCCAGCATTGAGAAATTAGCACCATAAGTAACATTGTTCAGAGAAGTAATCTTAAATGCTAATGTATCTAGCATGACTTCTCTACAGACAGTAATGTCTATTACTGTGATTCCTGCTAGATCGTCCTGCGTAATGACCATTGGCGGATCAGCACAGCGACATAGAAGGGCTTTGCAATTAACATACATTACCCCATTGGCAAATGCAAATCGCTTAAGATAATTTCCAACTACTGGAGTGAATACACAGGATGTTAAATTCCCTTTAAGGCATTGATATAAGCTATCAGAGATGGGAGAGCCGTCATTGTACTTACAAAAGACTGCATGAGGGGTTACAACACAATCATCCGCGGTATATGCCTGAATCTCGTTTGCATACTCAAGGATTCTTGGCGGAACTTGAATCAATACCTCTTCTTCCATTCGATTGGCCGTGATTGTAACTAAATCGATAATCTTTGCCCCTGGTTGCATAACAAAGGTAGGGACTGTAATCTGGATCACCATCTGCATATAGGATGGAGAGATCGATATGATTTGCCCAGTTAATAGCCCGGAACTTAAGAGTTCTGCTGTATTTAGATTTGTATTCCACCGTGATTCAACAATAAGTGGGAGAGTGCTTCCTAGAATTATTCGTAGTGCTTGGATAGACAGTGGAGTTAATGCGGGATTGACAATTTGATTATGGAAAATTGTAGTGAGTTCAGTTAGATAGAGATTCAGGATTGATCCAATCAATGCATCTTGGGACCTACAGTTTGCCTCTGTCAAGCCACTTGCCAGCACCCCATTTACATGATCTTGGACAGCTTGAATTGCTGTCGCTAGTGTTCTAGTTGATGATATCACGTCAGAGATGGCTGCATTGGTAGACTGGATAGAGGCAGCCAACTTATTGATAGCAGCTGCATTGGCATTGGCTTTGACTACTGCCACAGCTGCGGTCACTTGGGCTGCAGTTGCTACTCCCAGGGCAGCTAAGCCTACAACAACACCAGCAAATCTCTTTCTTCTGCTGCCAGCTTGGTTTGCACTCACAATGGTGTCCAGATTTTCCATCAGGGGCGTAAGCAATTTAAATAATGTAGTGTTATAAGCAGTAATGCTTGTCAGATTGCAATTGCCAGATGGAGTAGGGAGAGTAGGGAGCAATTTCACTACAATAAAACTTGAACTTCCATCGGAATAGTACATCAGTGATCTAGCTTTTGATTGGATCACTCCAACCTGGCTCAAAGCATCCCGAGCAATCCCTAATCCAGTTTCAGGTAGTGTTGTTAAAGCAATCATAAGTGTAGTGAGAGCGATAGGGTAGGGAGTTAGCCTCATTATCACTCAATGTAGTGTTTGATGATTGCTTGTTGGCAGTGAGTGGGGCGGTGGCGGGTCGGTGGGGTGTGGGGCGGTTGTGCCTGGGTTCGGACCTAATCTAAGATTAAAATTTATAAATTTGATAGCACTGCTTAGAGTATATTGACAATTAGTTACTCGACTGATTATTGAGAGGATACTATAACTATGCAATTGTATATTTCTTTGCATGGAGGTTAATCTTCATCATCTTGCCCCAATTGGGTCAGGTTGGGTAAAGAGATAGCTTTTTTGAATGGGTTGAAGGATGATCGGCCAAAGTGTGAATGACCTTTCTTGATCTTAATCTGATCAGTGATCAAATCCTGTGTCTTGAGGAGGTCACTGATGTTTGATTCCTGTAAGATTAGTCGAGCCTTGGTGATCTCACACCCCACCGACCATAGTGACTTTGTCAAAGCAGGGGATACATCCTGAAGGGGGTGACATGCTACACCATCTTTACTGAAGAAAGGAGCTGCAGTCTTAGGAATATGACCGTTGGCCTTGATTATCACAGTGGGGCCCCATGTATCAGCAATTGAGACAGTCAGTTGCATGCTGATAGCCTTACTTGAAAAATAGCTATCAACCCCTCTTTGTTTGATCTTCTTGTTCTTGAGAATGTTACACACATGGATCCATACTGATGCAAGGCAGCCCCTGCCTTCAGGATCAGTTGCATAAGTCTTCAATAGTGGGGAATCAGGTTTACAGAGCAATCTGAAAATAATCTCCATATGGATACTGTAGACAAATCTGGATCGAATCTTTAGAATCGGTTTCGCAACTTGATAATTGAGATTTGATGGACAGTAAGTCAAGGACACAAATGTTGGAAAGTACAGGTATTCCTGACCGGCCATCATCTTAGATGGGTTCTTAACGAACTTCTCAGCAGAACATACCAGTCTCCCCTGCTTACACAGTGCATGGTTTGCCAATAATTTTGGAACATTAACAAGCTCAAAGACCGCTTCCTCTTTAAGGCTAGAAGTTTTTCTGACTTTAACATAGAATCCATTCAGTGCGGCCAAGACTCTGTTTGCGTTCTTAATGTCAGGACCAGGACCTAGAGTCATCATGCAGGCGGTTACTGATCCAGACTGGATCCCCGATGATTGCTCATTCATGATCCCACCACTCAAATCTCGTGCATAGATGAAACCGTAAGTATTGATGAATGTAAGTGGGGGTGATCTTGAGTTGGGCTCAGTAAGGTATTTGATTCTGATTTGCTTCACAAGCTTCCCACTTTTCCCGTCCTTGGAGTCAAGTTGGATTGGAAAGGGTTTTAGGCCCTGGTCTGGAGATGCGGGATCAGCGGGGATGGATATGGTGGGCATGGCTGCTGGTCGGCCCGGATGTGTGTGGCTGGTGTGTCTCGGGGTGTGTTAGGTTCGTGCCTATCTGATGCTCTTGACACTTGGTTTTTTCTTAAACCCGGACAGTGCAGATTGACTCGGATTTCTGATGCCTAGATGTGTCCCTTGACCTATCCACCCTAGTGCTCACTTCGATTCAATATATATGTAGTGGAATTATTGTTGTGTCTTAGGTATGTACTCAACTAAGATTTCTTATATTGCAGACTTGATGATGCTGCGCTTGATATCTAACAGCTGAGCCTCACGAGTAGCCGCATGAATTTTTGCCACGATTTCTGCCTTTTGATCAGGCTTCCCCATACAGTCATTAGCTAGTTGGATCAACATTAATTTCATACCTGTTAAATCCTTCTTGGGTTCAGGTCTCCTCACAATCTTCTTTGTGGAACTTAGAGAAGGCCTGGCTAATTCATCAAGCACAATCATATCACTCCCTTCAGTGATGTGGCTCTCACTCAGGGGCCCTGAGATTATAACAGGAGTATCTTTCAGGTTCTTTCTTATCTTTTCAACTGGTACATTAGTTGGAGTGCTTGGGTCCATAATTTTCATAGTAGTCATCATGCCCTCAACTGTGGCCACATTTGCTTTTAGACTTGTCACTTCATTCTTTAAGGCTGTTATGGTTGCCGAGGTTGCAAGAATCTTATCCACTTTCCCTTCCAGAGATTGCATTCTGAGATCAAGGCCTCGAAGTATTTCAATTATCTCCTTCACATTCTCCGCACCTATCGGGGCAGGTTCCACAAGTACAGGAGAACTTGCGGTCAGTGGCAGTAACTGGGGCACATGTTGGATTGCACCACTCATAAACCTTAACTTCGTCTCCGACCCAGGCGATGCTCCACTCCCTCCTATGTCGGCCTTTGTGGCGTCCGTCAATTTCTCCCCCCCTCTTAAAGTTGGGGTCCTTGGATGACGCCTGATCGGTCAGTGATGGACCTGAACTAAACCTTGTTAATAGTGCATTTTTCCCTGCTTTAGCTAGTTCAACGCCCTTATAAGTGCCCTGTGTTACTGTTCCAGTTGCCAGGTCAAGATCAGTCATCCTACCAGGAGGCCGTTCAATTGGTATAAGTGGGTTAGCAATTGGGGTGTTAGCTGGCAAACGATTTGGATCTCCATTGTCAGCAATGGTGTAAGCTGGAGTCATATGCTGAATCTTCTTTCTTTTGGGCTTTACAGGGGCAGCAGCAGCTGTCTTGGCTTTAAGCTCAGCAGCATTTGTCAGCACAGCGGTTATGCCTGGAGGCACACTTCCCTTGCCCAGGGATGATTGACCATCTACTGGACGGGATAGGAAGAAATCCACAGTTCCGAGTCCTGCATGGACTACGTCATTGACCTGCTCGGCCGTGTAGGTTGGCTCTTCTGCCATGACTGCAGCAGGAGGCAAAAGGGTTGGCCAACGCTTGAAAGAGCCGGCGGTGTGATACCAGTCCGGGCCTAAGTTTTTCTTTAAATCAACAGTTGCAGGAGTATGCCTTTATGGCTAGATTACAGGGATTATTCTAGTACAGTCATTGTTTGCTATCTTACAAGTAGATCAATCTTAAATTAATTATGTGTCAAAATCGCCTCCTGCTCCCTGATCGTCTGTGGTTTGGTTGTAGCCGCCATCCTCTGCACCTTCCTGAGCTTCTTGATAGTGCTGTTGCACATGCTGGATGTACTTTGTCATCTGTGCTTGGAATTCCTCATCACTCATTCCCGGAGCCCTTTGAGGAACACTGAAGTCAAATCCCGATTGACCTCCAATACCTTGACGGGCATCATCATCATCATAGCCCCTGCCCTCTCTAGCCTCTTGCTCATAATCGTCATCCATTCCAGCTTCCTCATCACTCTCATAATCATTATATTTTCTAACCCGACGGGAGGCGTAGTCAAACCCTTGTGCACCTCCAGCTGCCGCACCCTGGTAGTCTCCAGCTGCACCAGCAAATGGATCATCAAGAGGCTGACGCCCACGTCCACCTTGACCAATTGTGAGCTTGGCAAGAGTTGCTGCAAGTTCCACTTTATCTGCTTGGGACATTCCGAGATCTTCAGCAGTTCGGTGATCAACTGCACCCTGTTGTTTCCTAGCAGTTTCTACACCTAATTGGAAGTACTGAGGGTTAAGATAGGATCTCCCATAGGCATAATTTCGCATATTTGTATCGATGACAGTCCCTATTCCCATTGCGTAGCTATACATCAACGGGTACTCAGCCGGTGCAAAATCCATTAGCTTTGGTGACTCCAGGAGTGCCATATACTTCGCCATAGGGCCTAAGCTTTGATAATGCAACATCAGAGCCTTCAACTTCTGTAATTCTCCTGAGAATGCAGCCAGAGCTAGAGTAGGCCACCTTGTGCCCAACCCGTACTTAAGAGTACAGAAGAATCCCCCCATCCCACTATGTTCAATATATTTGCCTACATCTCCAACCATAGCATAGTATCTGTTTGCTAAAAGGGTTTTAGATTGTGCCATTTGGAGTTCATAGGTAAGGAAGTGTCTAACTACCATTGCCTTCCGAATGGCATTTTGGATGATCCGTCTTGCTTCTGGTTGGAGAATGAATCTAGGATTGATTCTTCCCTGTTGTTGGTATTTTGCCATTCTCTTCTCGATTGAGATTGGGGGCTGGTCAGGAGCAGTCATGCATTTGCAGGTTACTATCCAAGCCTGCATTAGGACACTGTAGCAGAGTTCTAAAAATCCCTCTGTCTCGTCATAGTCACCTTGTTCTACATCTGCATTCACAAAGGGAGTTTTGTGATTGAGAGTATCTGGTATGTCTTCCGCAATTGCCTCGTATGCTAATACTTCAGCCCGAGACATTGTTGATCTTGCATCGGGGACGACTCTAAATGATCGCCCTTCAAAACCTGTTATTTCAACCCGATCAATGCTTGCTTCTGGAGATCTAGTGGCAAGCTTCAGGTGGTTACCCATGGCAGCGGCAGGAAGGGAAAACATACTAAGAAGTGCACCTGTTTTATGGGATTCTCTGGCCGTATTGCTCATGATTATTCTAAGATTAAATAGTAGTAACTGTGCTCTTAATGCAGGATCATTGCTGTTGACAACAAATACCCGAATCAATGGTCTTATCGTTTCGAGAGGTACAGGGGTATCCTCCTCATGATCCTGGAGTTCTTGTTGGATTGTAAACCTCTCGAATGTCTTTAAAACGCTCGACATGATGAGAGCAATTTGGATAACAGTCCGAATTGAAAGGCCCGGTCAACCAACCCGTGCAGGTGCGAATCGCAACCGGCACCGGAGCACACTGGTTCCGGGCCTACGATATCTTTTTGTACATCGTTATGGTCGGACCCGCTCTGATTCTCCCCTTGGT